AACAACATATTTTGCCCAATGAGTTTTTTCTGCTGGAAGATAATCAGTAAGAGCTTTTTGAAGTTGATCTGGAGTTGGGGTTTGACCAATCGTAAGACTCTCAACAACTGTAGCTACATGATTAATCATCTTTGCTTTATCAACTCGATCTTCTGGTGAAAGAGCTTGTTCTAGAACAACTGTACAAGCAAGAATAACTGCTGGCTTAATATAAGGGAGTGCGTTTTCTACTGCTGTTGTTCCGCCAATTTGATTGTCTCCACCAGTATTAGTTGTTGAACATCCAATCATAAATAAGCTCATAAGAGCAACTGCGGCGATAGTTAATTTATTCATATATTTCTCCTACCAGTTTGGTTTACTGGATTTTTTATTTTTTGTGAAACACTTCTCTTTTTTGCTTCTACTGTTTGTGGAACTGTGCCACCAGTAACAGCTGCATCTTTGACTGTTAATGCAAAAACTACTCCACTAACAACTGCAATTAATTTAGCAAAACCAACAATATATTCTTCTAATTTATCTGGTAAAAATGCTACAATAGAATTATCTCCATGAATTACAAATGCTGTAGAAACCGCTACGACTGTTACTATTCCAGAAGTACTAGAACGCCAATTTGGGCCAAATAATTTAAATAACATATTCTTCATAATAGATTACACTATATTATATATTTAAAACTTTCAAATTACCAATAAAATCTATAATTTATTTAATCAAAAGTTATTAAACTAAAAGGTGTTTCAGTTTGGGTTCCAGCATCTTGCCAAGAACCTACTATAAATGTATCTCCAATATGACCAACTATATCAAAAAATACTAACTTAGATATACCTTGTCTATTTAGTCTTTCAGAAAAAATAGGACCAATTTTAGTATTAAAAATATTTAAATAATTTGGCGCATAATTACCATCTGCCGCCGTATCCGTAGCGATACCTATACGAAATCTAGAAAAAGTTTTTAATGTAAATGTAAATAATTCTCCAAGGTAAAGCGTGTTTGCTCCTAATGGACCATTTCTTGGACCAGAAGCTATAGGAATAGACAATCCTCCTTGAGAATATACAGACGAACCATCTGGTCCAAGAAATAATGGATATGCTGGATTAAAATTAACAAATTTTCCACCATATCCTTGAATCTGATCAATAAAAGAGGGTTTTTGAAAAAGAGTTGGATGAGTGGGATATGTAGTACCTAGATCTAAACCATCGGATAATACATTAATTGTATCACTAGAAGGTAATAATATTGGTCTAATTTGATAATATCCGCGTGTGCCATAACGTTCTGTATTATTTAAATCATATAATTTAGACCAACTTGCTGATGACCATCTTTGAACTGGATAAATAGGATCTACTCCTAACTCAAATCCTACATAACTAATTTTTGTTTGAATAAAACTTGAAGCAATTACACCAGCTTCAACTGCAGGAATTATCATATAGTATTTCCATACATTATATATCTATTATTTCCTGTGTGAAGAAGTGAAATTGTAGCGAATGGTCCTGCTGTTCTAAATTGATTATTATAACTTTGTATTACTACTCCTGCTCCAGCGCCAGTTATTTGAATTCCAGAATTTATTTGAATAATTGATACATTAAATCCAGTTGGATTACCACTAACTATTGTTCCGGTAATCTGAGAGGATGCGTTAGCTAAAATGACTCTACCATTATCATTTCCAGATATAGTAAAATTAGTTGTCTCATTGATAAATTGAGGCATTGCATTAATTAATACGGAATTATTTAAATCTACAGTTGCACTTTGTATTGTTACATCAACTCCAGAAAGACTTAGATTGTCTACATTGTTTAAATCAATAGCATTAAAAATACCAGTTCCAGAAACTTGAATATTTTCCGCGTAAAGATTTCCATCTATTAGTTCATCTGTTTTAGAAATATAAATGTAATTTGCACCCGCCGCTGCAATTATGTATTTACCATTACTGCTGATTTTAATAGAGTACCATACTTGAGAAGTTGCTATTGATTTCCAAGTTTCTCCATAATTAGATGAAATATAAATATTTCCACTGGCTGCACCAGCAACTATATATTTTCCATCGCTATTTATATCAACAGAAAGCCAACTACGAGAGCCACTTGAAGTTTCAAGAACCCAATTATTTCCATAATCTGAAGAAATATAAATATATCCACTACTTGCACTTGCAACTTGATATTGTCCGTTACTACTCATTGCTACTGCAGAAAAACCTATTGAGCTAGGTCCAACTGTTGTCCAAGTTGATCCATAATCACTAGAAATATAAATTCTATCAGGAGTTCCTGATCCAACAAGAGTTATATATTTTCCATCGCTACTTATTGCTACGGCTCTTACGCCACTAGTAGAAGACACATCGCCAGCAGTCCAAGTGTTACCATAATCATTAGAAATTACATATTCTTGAGTTGGAGTATATTTTGCGAGGACTTGAATTTTACCATCGCTTGACATTGCGATTCTTTGCGGACTTATAATTGATGAAGCAGCCAAAATCCATGTATTTCCATAATCAGAAGATACATAGATATTTCCAAATGGTGATGAATTTGTAATTGCTGTTTGATATTTCCCACAACTGCTCATGCTAACATCTACCCAAGTTCTTGACGAGTCTTTTTCTCTCCAAGTATTTCCATAATCATTAGAAATATAAATATATCCAGCATTATTTACTGCTGTTTGATATTTACCATCGCTTGACATTGCGATTCCTCTCCAATTTCTAATTGAATCAATTAATTTTGTACTAAAAGAATTTCCAATATTTTCATCTTTTAAAAGTAAAGTATTTTGAGAAATTTTATTTCTACCTAAGAAAAACCCACCATCACCACTTCCAGTAATTCCTACTCCGCTAAAAAATCCACTTGGTTGTGAATAATATAAAAGATTATTATTAATACTTAAACCACTAATAAAATTTTTAATTCCAGAAATAGTTTGATTTCCAGTTGTATAAACAATTGTGGCTGGTAATGCGTAACCTTCACCACTTAATAAAACTCCTGTACCATTAACTCTTGGTCTTACGTCTAAATTTAAATATCCAGTTTTATAAGTTAAATTAAAAGTATCTGTAAATCTATTTCCTCCGCCATCAGAAAAAATAGTACCTATTTCAACTTTTCCTGTTCCATCAGGATCAAGTTGAAGTAAAGAGTACTTGCTATTTACTCTATCTTTTTCTATTCGAAAGCTATGTTTATTATTTGAAATGGAAATATCTTTATCTCCGAAATTAAAAGAAACCAAAGGAAAAACAGCTTCATTAAATCCAGAGATCGTGTTTACCGTTTCTAAAAAATAATTATTAATTCCACTAAAATTTAAAATTCCTTTTCTTGTACCACTTGTTTCTTCAAAAGAAAAATTATTATAAGGTAAATTAGATACTATATCAAACTTTTTCATATTTATTCTTCCTCAATCTCGCAATCTATATATTTACCTTCATTACTTGATGCATTTACGCCAAAACTGTTTTCATTTGCTCTACAATTTATAAATTGACCTCTAACTAAAGCGCTTTCGCTTCCGAATGACCAATATGCCGCTTTACAATTTTCAAAATAACCATTAGTTTCTGCGCCAAAGGCTCCAAAGGAAAAATTACGAGCCGTGCAATCTATAAACTTTCCGTTTGCAGAACCTTTAAATCCAAAAGAATAACTATCAGCAATTACATCTTTATAAGTACCATTATATGATACGCCAATTCTCATAGATTGAATTGATTCTGTTGCTCCAATAAAACTAACGTTTTCTATATAAGTTTTTCCAAAATTTTGACCAACACCAATATTTTGAAAATATGCAGATGGCAAAAGATTTAATCTTGCTTCGTAAAACGCTCTATCTGTTGGAATTAAATTTAAAGTATGCCAAGGAGAAGAGAATGTTGTATTTGTATTTTTTACTATTAAATTTACTAAATTTACATCATCAATTATTTGATTTATTGTGCCATTACTTTGCGAACCAATATTAGAAGTTATTATAGAATAAGACTTTTCATTTAAACCTATAATATCAACGAATCTTTTATTTAAAATCAAAGAAGATGTGCCTAAATCATAGGTTCCTGGTTCAAGATATATAACATATCTATTACTTTCTGATAAGTTGCTATCTGAAATTTCTGAATATTTTTTTAATAAATTTGAACCATTTTCAATAGAACTCTCTGTAGCTTTTAATGTAAAACTTTTATAATTTTTTCTCTCTAATAAATTAAGATAATTCATATTTTTATAATCCTGGGTTGCTTATCATTGTTAACCATCCGGTGTGGTATATATTTTTTACACCTAATAATTCAACTGATTCATTCTCTAAAAGGGTAAATGTGTCAATTGAGTCAATTGTATTATTCCCACTAATAAAAACAATTCCGGTATTTATGTTTTTGATATGGTATCTAAGTCCATCTATAATTTCGGGTAATACTCCAGTCACTTGTCCGCTTGGACTAGCTAGATTGATATATGAACTTGATATATTAAAATTTCCTGTAAAATAATCATAAGTATTTATGATATAATTTCCACCATTACCAGCGCCAACTCTAGCGCTAATTTCTTGAATATATCCAGAAAGTTCGGCTTGATCTAATTGTTTTAAACGAATTAAATTAGCCATATTATTTTACCTTACTATGATAAAGGATACTCGCTAGATAATTATCTACTTGATGTTCAAAAGCTATATTATTGATTTTACTTACTGTGTCTGAATTTTTGTCGCATGGACTCTTAATGTAGTCTTCTATTTTTAGAGACCAATTATCTGGATTTTCATTTGCAATAATAATTTTAGAAATTTGATTTGCAACATCTTTTTGTTCAAAGCTCAATTTCTTAATATTATGCTTCTTTCTTAATGATGAGGCGACCTCTTCTTCAAGCTTTTGCGCTGCAATTAAATTCTCTTTAACTTTTAATAAACTATAACTTTCTTGATCTACTGCCTTTGATTGTTTTCCATCTCCAATTGGAGATATATTTTTTGTGGATTGAGGTATTCCCGTTGTTCCACTTGGTCTTCCTGGTTCAGAGGTTTTTGCGCCACCAATTAATGGTTGATATAAACCTTTATCTTTGAGGTTTCTTAGTTTTTCTTGGGAAAGAATCGAGTCACTAGATGATGGTAATTTTCCAGTTTCTAATGCCATAATACCTTCTTCTGGAGTCAAGATGCCAAGCTCTACTAAACGAGTATATATTCTTGAGTATTGAATATCATCCTTAAGGTCAATATCTTCAAAATATGGAGTTGGATAATTTTTAAAACCAAGTTCTTTGCTAATTCTACGAACTTCTGGAAATAAAAAGTTATTCAAGAATGATTCTCTTGCTTGTTTAAGTCTTTCTACAAAAACTTGAACTTTAATCTTCTCGTTTGCGTATTTTTCATTTCCAATAAGAATATTATTTAGACCAAGATGAATATCACGATCTACAACTTCATATTTTTCTGGACCAATAAGATTACCAATATCAGGAATTACGAATTCTGCTTTTGTTGTATAATCCGCAATTAAAACTCTTCCAATACTTTGATTTTCAAAAAGTTTTTGCATCGCTTCAAGATTCTTTTGATTTATGCCACCTTTTTCTGGATCTGTACCCATAGTAACAAGAAGAATTGCTTGTTGCATTGTTCTTGTAATTGCCATATCCATTTTTTTCATTTCAGCTTTCCAATTAATATCTTCTAGTACTGGAAATCCCATAGGTACGGCAAATGGCTCGTAATCTTGCTTTTTATAAAATACAGCGGAAATTCTTTCTGGTTCTAATGGGATAACTAAAATACCAACTGTTTTTCTTTTTACTAGCTCTCTTACTTCTGGTGGAAGACTATTTAAAACTTCTACATCTTCATCAGTTTTTGGAGATCTTAGTCTTTCTAATTCATAATCGCTTAGAACTTTATAGTATCTTCCTAGAGAAAAATTAATTGTTCCTCCAATTTGGACATCTGCTGGATTTATTACTATATATCTTGCTGGTAAATTAATTGAAGCGGCTTTAGATACTAAACCAAAAGTTTGAGTAATTCTATTAATATCCTCATCTTTTATCTTTGTATCAAAACGATAAAGGAATACATTTCCACTACGATAGTATTCACGGAAAAATTGATCTTGAAGATCAAATATATTTATCTTTTTAAAAAGCGCCGTAAAGAAATCTCTACTCTTTTGACTTCCATCTTTAAAGTATATATTACTGCAAGAAAATTCAGTCATAAGATCTACTGTATTTCTGAATATTGCGAAATTATAATATGCTTTTTGACATAGTATGACCGCATCCCTAACATCCATATTAGATGCGCCACCTTGGACTCCTGTGCTATATCTAAATGGGATTAATCCTTCATCAATATTTTTATATTTATCAGTTCTATTAATTGTTGCGGCCCTATTTCTTCTCATACTAGTGCTTCCATTAGTGCCATTAGCGGAAGCTTTTGATTCATAGGAAGCTTCAGCTACCATCAAAGGTTGTGTTTCTTGGGTTTTGATAATTTTTGATTCTTTTTGAGCTTTTTTTGACATTTTATTCATAAATATTACACATTATTTAATCATTATTGGCGAAAAAGTGGGCGATTCTTGGATTACTTCTGTAGACATTATATCATTATAGCATTTTAAAGCCCAATTTGCTAACATAAGTGCAGAATAATTATCTTTTCTTGCTTTATTAGCTGAAACACTTCTTTTTAAATGTTGTGGTAAATCAAAACTCTGAGTACCACGACTAGTGCTTGAATGCTCTACTAGTGCACATTGTTTTTTAGTTTGATATATAAAATCATCTTGATTCTCAATAAAGTCTAATAATGTCCAATCTTTTTTATCATCTGATTTCATTAAGTTTATATCAGCGCCTTTATTTACAACTTCATTAAAGAATGATTCGTTAGCGGAGGTTTTGCTTGCGAACCATATTTTCTTATAATCAATACATGCTTGTAGATGTTCATTGGCTTTTCTAATAAATGTACTAGTAAAGACTTGATTAAAAGCTATTCTTTTATCTTGTAAGTTATATTTTCTTTTTGCATTTTTAACCATAAATTCATAATCTGCTCCATCTAGATCACTATCAAATTCAAAACTTTTAATTTCTAGCTTTTGTTTCTTAAATAATTCAGATTCATTACATGCGGCTAAAAATACATCTGCACCAGCATTATCCAAAATCATAAAAACAATATTAAAGTTATTTAATAAATAGAATAAATAACTAACATGATTTTTTAAATTACCTAAACCAGCGTATGTATGAACTAATGTACCATTTTTAGTTTCATCGTCATATTCTAGTACTCCCATTGCAAAATAGTCAGCATTTGGACTATCACTCATATTAGGATCGATACCTAGAATATATTTTTTCTTTGGATCTCCTTTGAGCATAGTATGCGGAGCTTCTCCAACTTTTAATGTACATTCTTCCATTTTTTTAGCATTAAAATAACTATCGCTTCCATCTGTAAATTGAGCGCAGTACTCTCTCAAGAAGCTACTATGACTTGATCCTCCAGCTTGAGCTTCTTCAATAATTGTCTTATCTATCATTTCTTCTGGAAGAGCTTCATAACTCATCTGACTAACAAAATATGTCGCTTCATGTTTATCTTTAGAAATAATTTTTTCATTCCATTCTAAATAAGTTTTATAAAGATTTTCAAAAGTATAACTCGCAGATGATAAAGCTACCATTTTGCTTGTATTTTCGAACACCATCCTATCCTCTTCTTTCATTACTCCTTCAGAAATTAATTTATCTTCGTATTCTCTGATTTGCATTCTTTCTTTCATATTTTGTGGAGCAACTAAGAATGGCATTAATACATTTTTAATAATTTCTTCTGGTAATAATAAAAACTCGTCAAGCACAAGAATATTAGCACGGAAGCCTCGAATCTTTTCTCCGTTAAGAGGAATTGCTACAATGCTTCCTCCGTTTATTTGCCATTCAAATTGATCATTTCTTTTTGCTTTAGCTCCAAAGCATTGAGATAGTAATTCTGCTCCTTTACTATCAACGATTTTCTCAAGATTATTAAAAATAAATCTTGCTGTTCTAAAAGTGGGTCCTGCAATTAGTATCTTAGTATTTGGCTCAAAAATACATTGTAAAAAGCAAAACACTGCAGCCATAAAAGATTTACCGCATCCACGACCAAAGACGCACATACTAAAGTTTCTATTCATTAAAGCTTTTAAATGAATTTCTTGATATGGAGCTAGTTTTACTCCGCTAATTAACTCTGTCGTAAATCCAATGTTTGCTCTTAGAAATTTAGCTAAACTTATTTTCGCCTCTTTATCATTAAGATAACCTTTAAGTTGCGCTAATTCAGCGTTAACATCTTTAACTTCTCTTAGATATTTTTCTGGGCAATATATCATAAAACTTTCATATCATATGCTAACTGTAAATCTACCTTCTTATAAAAGCATTTTGATGCAAATATAGTTTCTATCATTCTTTTCATTTCATTTCTGCCATCTACAAAAAGAAATTGAAGATTATCATAATCTTGAAGAAGTTGTCTTACATTATGAAATATATAATCTGGAGTTGCTTTTATCTTTTTGCTAATGTGAGGCAAATACTGAAAACTTAAAGCATTAGATAGTTTCTCTTCTATAATAACTATTAAATAACTATTATTAAATTTAGCCTTTTCTATCTCATTCTTAAATCTATCAAAATTTTTAACACTTAAAGTGCTTATAAAATCACTTAAACTTTTTCTTTCAATAAAACAACTGCAATTTTCATTACTGCATGTATAGTCGCCATATGGAAGAGTTTTAATTTCAAATGGAATATCAAATTTTAACCAATTTTGCTCTCTTGTATCAACATAAATAGTATCTAATGAATTTAATTTATTTTTAAATTGATTAGATATGTTTTTTGGATGAATAAATCTATTTTCTAAACCTATATCTGAACATAAATCATAATAATCTTGGAATATTTTATTATAAAATATAATTGATGGGCTCATTATTGTTCTTAACTCAATTTGTGACGGACTATATATTAGATTTTTGTTATTTCTTCTTTGGACTAATATAGATTTGCAATACTCCTGAGCTTTTTCTATTGGCTGTTCTTTAAGCCATTTTTTCATATTATTTTTATCGTTAAAATCACTACTAAAATATTGCTCTTTGCTTTTAAAATTAATTGTTTCGCCAGTTAATAAATCTTTTCTTGGATAATAAGTATGATAGTATTTTTCTTTATTTAATCCATAGCCTCTTAGCGCGAGATGAAGGCTTTTTTCATCTTTAAATTCCTTACCATCAACTTTACATATTACGCTCATCCATTTAATATCTCGTCTTTAGATATACCCAGAATTTTTGATTTAATTTCATCCATTGTAGAGAGTCTATCTATCTCTTTCTCTATAACTTGCTTTCTCATTTCTGCCATTTTTAGAAGTTTTGCTCTGCTCTCTTCCTCTTTCCACATCTGCACAAGATTAATAATCGAAGCGGTTTCTTTTACTTGTTTACTAAGTCTTTCACTTCTTTTTACTTTTAGATCATTAAGAAGTTTTTGCTGACGATTAACACAATCATTATATTCTTTTCTTGCGGTATTACTGGCCTCAACCAAAGTCATTGGAATTTTACCATCTTCTTGGATCGCCATATCAATTTGATTTTGCAATACATTAATTGTTTGTTGAATATTAGAAGATATTACTACTTCTGTAGAAAGAACGATATATTGATCAACCTCTTCTTGAGTAAGGTCACTTTTATCATAAGTATATCTAACAAAACTACTTTCAAAAAGTTCTCGATCTTTCTCATCATCATAAAGGTTTATTTGATGAGAAAATCTATAAGTATTCATGTATCCAATTAATGAATTAATTTCTTTTTTATGTTTATGTGTTAATTTATTTTTATCAATACCATCTAGTATGTATTTATTAATCTTAGCAATCATTCTTTCTTCGCTTTTTGGTGGACGATATTCATCAGTTGGAATGTTCTCATTTTCAGAATTATTATACTTTATATTCATTGGAATAGTCTTCATATATTCCAATATGCTCCTTGTCTCTTGAGAAAGATTTGTTAAAGATTCATTTTTAAATAAAATTTTTGCTATTTCTAAACCTGTCATTGTAGCACAATTGTTACTTATATATTCTTTTTGTTCTAAATTTAAATCTATTAATCCTTTTGCTTCGTATTCATGACTTTTTCTTGGTTTAATTTGCCTTGAAGCTAAGAATGTTTTTACAGCTTTTCCTTCTTTTGACCTTCCATCTAAATCATCTCTATCGAAAGCGAGTTTAACTAACTCAGCCAAGGACGGAGGATTATCTGGTCTTTCATTCCATTCTTTTAGAAGTTTTAGTTGCTGCTCTTCTGTTAAAATCAAAATATCTTCACTCATATAATATCAATGTCCCCATTATAAAGATGTTTTTTTACTTTTACTAATATTGATTTTTTAAGATTTTTAATTTGTTTATATCCAGCGGTTCTATTCTTCTCTGTTGTTCTATAGCCCATTAATTTCGCAACTTGTTCTTCGTTTTTATGTTCGATATATAAGTATCTATAAATTTTCCATTCTATTGGCTTCAAAATTTTTTGCATTTTAATATGTATATTTTCTGCAGTTTTTTCTAAATTAACAGAATCATTTTCTATATCGTGTACTTCGTTTAAGTGATTTTCCATAGTTACTGGAAGCTTTGTATCATGAGCGTTCTTTTTACTTTTTACCCAATTTGCATACAATGGGCAATTTACGCATTGTTTACCATAAATACTACATCCTTCATCAGCTTCTGCTGCGGCACACTTCAAGCATGGTCTTGTATAATTACTATATGTATTTCTTATTAGATTTTTAATTTGGTTGCTAATAATTCTATTTACCCAAGGTGCTAATGGTTTTGTTTGATTATAAAGATGCCATTTTTTATAGATATGAATTCTTAAAATTTGAGAAACATCAGAAAAATCCATCCAAGAGATAGCGGTTAGATTCCACTTACTTCTTCTTTTTAAGATTTCGTTATCTATTTGTACTATGCAACCTTCGAAAGTTAATTTCTTCTTGGCCATTGAATTTAAAAAAGATTTTATTTTCTATTAGATCTGGTTCTACTTTTAGGTTTTATAGCTCCAGCTTCTTTTTGAAAATTCTCTAATTGTTCTTTTTTAGAAATATTTATTTTTTGTCTATTTTTTCTTAATTCGTTTCCATGCTCAGAAGAACCTACGATATCTCCTATTTTTTCAATATTATCTGGTTGAATTTGAATATCAAAGTTAAGGCCATCTAAATCTGGAACTTCATTAACTTCTGTTATATCTAGGTCTTCGTCTTCGAAATCGATTGGTTCAACATTCTGTCTTTTTGCGGTAATAGTTGGTTTTTGCATTAATACCTTTTGAACTACTGGCTGTTCTTTTTTAACCCCAGAAAATGAATTACCACAAGAGCTACAAAATTTAGGTTTATTTAAAGAATATTCAGTAGGAGAGCCACATTCAGTACAATATATTTTTAACATATATGTATTATATTAAAATTAATTTAAATATTCTAAATATTATAAACCTAAATTATATTGATATTTCAAATACTTTATTTTATTGTGAATCTCTTCTCTTTGTTTGTTCTTCGCTCCCCAGAGATGGCAGAAGCCAAGGCGTTCAGCTTTATCTCCAAAATCTTCCCAGCCATTAAACATATATTTTACCTCTACATCATGTATATTTGCTAATAAACTCATGTAATATTGTTCTACTATACAAGCAGGTATGAAATTTTTATTAAAGAAAGAGCTCTTAAGAAATTCTTGATTATCTTTATCTATAGCTAATTTTAAAGCTTCCTCTGCGTAAAATTTAATAAATTCTATATTATATCCACCAAAAATA